TCCGCTTTATCTATTTGGTTTTGAAGTTCTTCTATTCTCTTTTCAATAACTTCAACTTCACCTTTTCCATCTACTATAGTTGTTTTTTCCTTTTCTACAGTAATAGTTCTAGCTTCTCCAAACCAATCCCAACTGAACTTATCAAGCTTCATTCCTTTTTGCTTATCAAATACTTTACCACCAGTTGTAATAGCTATATCCTCCAAAACTAATTTTCTTCTATCACCAAAATCAGGGGCTTTAACGGCACATACTTTCATTGTACCTCTCATTTT